TGTAACGTGATGGTTGTTCCACCTTGTAATGACACGACTGATAAAGAAATTTCCGTCGGTGGTCATTACGATGGAAGCATTGAGGAAACTGACTGCTTTGGAAAATATTACTTACCGTTATGTACATCGGTGTTGTACCTCCAAACACCAAAAAAGTTTACGGGTGGTGAACTTTTTTTAAAAAAGTATTACGATGATAAAGTGTATGCACGCATAAGACCGATCGTTGGAAAATATGTTCGTTTCAGAGGCGATATGTACCATGGAGTTCATAAGATGTACAGTGATGAAAATACATATCGACTGAGTATAGTTTTTGAACAGTATATCATTCCCAACACAAAAGATAGATTTGTCGTACAAGATATATTCACAGAATCCGAATACGATGAAACCACTGGGACCATGAATTACCGATAAACGTTTCCCGCTAAAGTCACCCGCGGTTCATCCGAAATCTGTTCATCAACACCATGTAACAAGAATGGTGGGAAGAAAATGATATCACCTTGAGAAATGTCCATTTCTGTTCGATGCTTGAACTCGGGTCTACACCCAGAGAACTCTTCGTACATTCGAGGCGCCGGTGATGGGTTATAAAAATAAAACTTTGCATCCTTCTCAGGATCATACTTTGCAAAATACGTGAAACTGAACAGTGGCGTTTTTTCATCTTCGGGATTCATGTGATAATGTACATCCTGAAAATCTCCTTTTTTGTATACATTAATCCAATAGTCTGGGCAATCCCCCGTACATTCAGGGTTTGAACAACCTTTAAAAGTCATTTTATCTCTCGGAATGTGAACATCTCTGGAAAACTTTTCCAATGTTTTCTCGAGTTCTTCACGGACATATTTGATGTCCATCTCGTCCCTGGAATGTGCAGTCGATGTACACTTTGCATTCCAATCGTCAGACATCTCAGTGAGCATCTCGTTATTCGCATTTTGCATTATCTCTTCGAGTGCTTTGTCAGGGTCATCAAACTTGTATTTAAAAACGGGGAACCCCCAAATACTGTACTCCATTTTGTTATTAACGTTTTACTTTTTTAATAACAGAATGACTCACAGAAACTTCTTGATAGCAACTATCTTTTTCTTCTTTTCCTCATTTTTCATTCCCTCGACGCGCTTCATACCCACTAGAATTACGAGAATAGCCAAAACGACTATGAGATAAGTGTTCATTTACTCTTACTCGGGAAAATAATTATCAACAAACTCGAAAAGACCGTCATAATCATACTGCTTGGCGAGATTGTAGGCGATAAGAATAACATCATCATCCTTGGTCATCTTAGATAACTTTTGTTTGAATGTGTCTGGATCGAAATCATCACTCGTCACATATCCTAGTAGTTCATCCTTCTCAGGGTTGTACATCTCATCCTGACGGTTATTGAAATATACCCAAAGTATCAACGCCAGGACAGCTAAAAAAAGTGCTACTCGATTCATACTTTATGTTGTACTGATATTTTTTTAAAGACTCTCGAGTAAACTGACGAGTTCCTCGCGAGCGCCAGCCTTCGCGAGGTCATACGCCTTTTGAGTGAAATCCTCATCATCACTGAGTTCCATGAAACGGGACATCACTTCAATGGGGTTCAACTCCTCCTCCTTGACATACTTGATCAGATCCTCCTTGCTCATCTCATACTTTTCCCTGAGTCTCCGACCCTCCATAAATTTCATAATCATCCATGCGATAACGGCGACAACGGCGACGAGTAAAATGCCCCGGTTGAGATTGTTCTTCATTATAATTAAATATATATTTTTTTCTCAGGGAATAACAAATGGTTCTCGGTCTCTTCGGGAAAACTAAGACGAAAAAGGAAACCTCGGTCGAAAATACCGTCGTGAATGAGTCCACTTTTACTGCACTCAACAAGACTACCAATGCTCAATCGGCGTCTGTCATATCTAAGCAAAAAATAAGTATCAACGGCGCCACCTTCATCTGTAAGAAACCCGAGATTAAACAGATTGCCAACCTTGACGTGAAGGTGCTTTCGAAGTTCGAAGGAAAAGATTCGGCGAATCTCGTCGACAATATCATGTCCGAACTCGATAACAAGATTGACGACGAACTTAAGCAAGCTTCTGGATTTTTGGGTCTCGGTGGTGGTACCGAATCTGAACAGAGTACTAACGTGAAGAACAGTGTCAGGAACTCTCTTAACAAATCGATCACCAATGAGACCATCAACACCGTAGCCTCCAAGATTGTGGTTGATCAGGATTTAAAACTTGAGAATCTCATCGTGGATCCTTGTGGTATGTATGGTGGTATCAAGGCTGCCGAGAAGATGTTTGAAGCTGGTAAGCTTTCTTTCAAAGACTTCAGGGAGGCTGTGAAGGATCCCTGTGACGCCGAGTGTGGTTCGATTGGTCAGGATGTGCAGATTAAGTTTGTCGCCGAACAGATTGGTTCTAAGGTGAACGAGGCGATTGCCCAAAACAGTCAAGTTCAGAAACTCAAGCAGCAAGTTAAGTCTAAACAAGAGCAATCGCAGCAGGGTGTCGGCGGTGCTGTCGCAGAGGGTGCGAAGGGAATTGGTGAAGGTGTAGGAGCCGCTGCTGAAGGTGTTGGTACTGGTGTAGGAACTGCTGCTGAGGGTGTCGGCTCCGGTGTCGGATCTGCTTTTAGTGGTGGCGCCGCACCTTCCATCGCATCTGCCGTAGTATGCTGTGTTCTCATCATCGGTGCTGGAGCTTTCGCTATGCAGAACCCCGACATGGTTAAGGGTGCTGCCAAGGGTATGAAGGGTATGAAGGGGCGTTAATTTTTGAAGAATACAACTTGATTCAATCTGTATTCATCTCCGAAATACCTGTCATTGGGTATATGCATTCCATGGGGAAACAAATCACCGTCGAAAATAACACAACGATTGAATTTCGGTTTAAGTGTTTTCGCTATTTTCCACTTTGACTTTGATCTCCATGGAACGACATGCTCTCCGAACCTGTTCAATGTATCCGGAATAACTTCATCGTAAAGGTTAGTTCCACACTGATTGTCATTCTTATTCAAATATATCAGGGCGGTGTAACCTGAATCTGTATGTGGGTGCCAGAAGTTGTTTTTATAGTCGTTGAAATGAGTTGGAAAGAATTTGGTCTTGTTTGTCAATAATAAATCTGGACCGTTATCAATCCTACACTTACAAATTTTAGACAGGTATGAAGACACTTCTCTCATTTGCTCTATTCGAACTACGTGTCGCATGTCGTGAAAATGAACACCGTTGAAACTTTCAAACCCTGCGTCTCTATCGGGATCATGAACCGTCGCCGGAACCTTTTCTAAAAACTTCACGATCGTATCAGGTTTCTTATAGAAGTTATCGATGTAGTAGATGTTCGAACCCCTGAACTTTTCGACCATCACGGGAGAATCATAGTTTACATCAAAAACACCCATTTACTAGAGGGAGAGATTAAAATCCATTGGTAATTATCCCGTCAACCCCATACCTATACATATATTCCAACTCTTTGTCATCTTTATGTGTATAGGTGTATACTTTGATTTCCCTCATCTTACAGTATGAAACGAATGTATGATCGAGACAGGTCCAATGAAGTACAACAGCTTTGAGATCGTGTGTCACATAATTGTATTCACTCTCGTGAAAAGTGGTCTCGAATGTCGATCCTTTCTGGAAACCATAAGGGAGGTTGTATAAGATCTTTCGGTTGAAACTACAAAAGATTACATCCCTCGTCGGTTCAGTCTTGTAAAACTCCATGAGCGCTCCGACAACTGACAGATTATTACCTTTGATGTCTATGAGTAGAAGTGTCCTCCGAATGTCTGGAATTTGATCGTACACGTCTCTCAGAGTACAGACACCTTTCTCTCTCAATTGTTCCAACGACATATCCAAGATGAAATGATCATCCAAATACACATCATGGTGGAGAACCAACTCCCCAGTTCCACACAACTGTACATCAATTTCTACACCATCATAGTCCCTATTAATAGCCTCCTGTATCGCCTCGATACTATTGTCCTTGTACTTGATAGAATACCCCCTGTGTGCGATACACTTCATCCTAACTTAAAGAGATATTAATCCTTTATACCAATGATTTTAAGTATCGATGTTGGCACGAAAAATTTAGCTCTATGTCTTCTCGACGAAGAAGCTGGTAACCTCGTGCGACATTGGGATGTCGACGGAATTCCTCCCCAACACACAGATGGAGTCTACGTGTCACTTCGTAAGCACCTGGATGCGAGACCTTGGGTGCTGACGGCTAAGACTATTCTCATTGAGAAACAACCTGAGCGCAACAAGAAGATGATTTCTGTGATGCACTTTCTTCACGCCTACTTCATCATCAAATGCCCCAACGCCGAGACAATTCTATACGACGCACGTCACAAGATTCCCGATGTGGCTGGACCCGGTAAGGCACAGTACAACAAGAGAAAGAAAGTTTCCATCGAGAGGTGTGAATTGTTCATTCGTGATGGTACCACAAATGCTCATTGGCTCGACACATTTCTCAAGTCTAAAAAGAAGGATGATCTGGCAGATACTGTCATGCAGGCGCTTTCATTTGTGAATAGGGTCGAGGTCACCCCGGCGTCAAAGAAGAAGAAGTCTACAAAGTTAGTCCCCCGGAAACCGAATGAAAATCAGAAGATGACAAAGTATTCAAAATCAAATCTGGCTTGGATTTATCTCAACAAACCTGAGTGTGAATGTCTCGAAAATAACAAGAGGTTCATGAAAGATCTTAAAAGATACTACCGGGACATCGACGAGTTTGTTAAAGATTTGAAGTGAAATTAGAATAAACCATGTCTCTCACCATCCGTATGTCCGCCGTAAACAAGCCCAACATCGACCGTGTCATCAAGAGCAACAAGCGTCTCAAGTCTGCGTTCCACAATAAGAAGCCGAAGAGGAACACCCATCGTGTGGCGCTTGATGAACTTGACACATTCGTCGAACTCATTGACGAGGCGATCGACGCCATGAACGATACTTGGGTCGAGATTGAGAACACTCAAGAAAAGTTGTACAAACTTTATGACTTCTGTGGAGAAGTTCCACTCGATGACGAATGTACCTATTAAAGATTTGAACGGTTAGTAAATCATAATGGAGAAAGTCTTGGATCATGGCTTTGTTCGTCTCGTTGATCACATGCCTCAACAAGATCTGGACACATCAATCGTACAAGCTGCCCGAGTCTCATATGGTGACGGCACCAAAACCTCCCGTGGAGACCGGGGACTCATCCGATATCTCCTCAGACATTGGCACACGACCCCCTTTGAGATGGTCGATTTCAAGTTTCACATCAAAATGCCCATATACATCGCCCGACAACACATGCGGCACCGCACCGCCAGTATAAACGAACTTTCTGCTAGGTACTCAGTCGTACCCAAAGAGTACTACGAACCTGACGTCATCCGTGGACAGTCTGAAGTGAACCACCAGGGTTCTGAGGGTGTCGTCGAGATCGGTGATCACCTCAAGAATAAGACGAGTGAGCATCTCAACAATGCATTTGACGTCTACGAAGATCTCCTCGAGAGTGGGTGTTGCCGCGAACAGGCTCGAGGAAATCTTCCACAGTCTACATACACGGAGTTCTACTGGAAGATCAACCTCCACAACCTTCTCCACTATCTCCAATTGAGGATGGAACCTGGGGCGCAGAAGGAGATCCGTGACTACGCGAACGCCATCTTCAATCTGGTAAAGCCCCTCGTACCTATCACGATGGAGGCGTTCATGGACTTTAGGGTGAATGCGATGCAGCTCACGGGTCCCGAGATTGAGGCGATTCGCACTGGAGTGATGATGGATTCTCCGGGTGAGCGGAGGGAATTTCAAGAAAAGTTGAAGAGGTTAAAAATAAAATGTCCAGAGTGAGTACCTTACAAGATGTCGACAATTATCAAGATGTGCACTATCCCAGCGACCAAAGCTCTATGCGAGTTCGAAGTGTCTCGCCGCCCTGTGACTGCCCGTAAAGCGGGGTATGTTCATGTGGTTGAACACCCCAAGAAAGAAACGAAGGCACTCAACTACAATGACACGGCGTGTGCGAGGATGGAGGCTGAGCGTCAGCCTCGGAGAGTGGCAAGGCTTAAAAAATTAAATATTAATAAAAAGTAAATGTTCGCTATCCTAAACACTACGGTCGTATTTGCCGCCGCCAAAAAGAAGAACAAGGATTTCAAGAAGTTGGGTAAGAAGGTACAGAGGCAACGTCAAGGTGACCTTGATAAGATCAGGGACAAGATCTCTGATATTGCCAAGGATGAGACCAA